GCGCAAGAGTTCACCTCCCTGCCCACGCTCTCCAACACCTTCATCGCGGAGCAGCCCCCCATCGACCGGATCATCGCGGTCCAGACGGAACCGCAGTTCCTGTTCGACTCTCACTTCCGCGTCGAGTGCACCAGGCCGCTCCCGACGTTCTCCGTCCCCGGCCTCATGGATCACTTCTAGGCCATGCCAGCAGACCAGCCCGGCTGGGCTCCACCGGCCTCAGCCATACAAAACATCAGCGAGGCGCCGCTCCCGAACCCGGGGGGCGCCTTCGCCTCAACTCCCTCGGACCCCTCCGGCGGCATCCTCGGTGGTGCCGCCATCTCGGGGGTCGGCTCCCTCATTTCGTCTGGGATGAACCTCTACTCAGCAGCCCAGAATCGGAAATGGCAAGAGAGGATGAGCAACACCGCACATCAGCGCGAGGTCGCAGACCTTCGCGCAGCGGGGCTCAACCCCATCCTCTCGGCAACTCGGATGGGTGGGGCTTCGACCCCAACCCCTCCAACAGCGAACGTCGACAATCCGTTCGCAGCTGTCGGCGCTGGCGTCGCCAGTGCCGCACAAGCTCCCATTCAACGCGCCATCGTGGCCGCCCAGCTGGAGAGCACCGCCTATCAGCAGATGGTCACTCGCCAGCAGGCCCACGGCGCCTACCTCGACAACCTCGGCAAGCAGCAGGACGTACTCCGACAGTCCCTCGTCACTGAGCAAATGGCGAAGGACCTTCACCTCACGAAGGAGCAAATCAACCAAATCGAGGCCAACAAAGCTCGGGCTGAAGCCATGAAGCCCATGTTCGAGGCCATCGGTCCCGTCGGGACCTACATCCTCGACACACTCCTCCCCCGGCTCGTTTCGCCCGGCCTGGTTACAGGCCCATTCAGCGCCCACTCGGCGCGGAGGGGGCAAAAATAATCCAACGAACGACGTCGACCGTTTCCTGCAGGGCCAACCCAATCCTCGGAGGTAACATCATGCGCAACCGCAAGCCTGCCAACCGTCCCCGCAACAAGCGCGACTTCTCCCGCAACGCGATGAAGACGCACAAGAGGAACATCACCAGCCGCCCCATGCGTGGCGGCATCCGGCTCTAACGTCGAGGGGGGCCACGACCTGGTGGCCCCCCTTCCCCATGCCCTGCTATCACCCCATCCCGGGCTGGTTCTCCAAAACCATCAATGCCACGGGAAAAAAATCCATCGTCTTCAACATCCGCGAGGGCTCCTCGGACGCCAAAGCGGAAATCCCCTGCGGCCGCTGTCTCGGCTGCCGCCTGGAACGCTCTCGTCAGTGGGCCCTTCGCTGTATGCACGAGGCTAAACTGTACGAGGACAACATCTTCGCTACGCTCACCTACTCGGAGGAGCAGCTGGAGCAGCTCCCTGGGGCCCGTGAAGGGCACCCATCTCTGAATCCTCGACACTTCATGCTTTTCATGAAAAGACTTCGCAAGGAGCTCGGTGATGGGATCCGCTTCTTCCAGTGCGGTGAATACGGGGAACGCACGTTCCGCCCTCACCATCACGCTCTGCTCTTCAATCTGTCTCTTCCTGACAAGCGGCTGCGGAGCCGTTCATCTACACATCGGCTCTACTCCTCCGAAATCCTCGACCGACTCTGGGGTCACGGAATGTGTACCCTCGGCGAAGTCAACTTCGCCTCAGCGTCCTACGTGGCGCGGTACTCCATGAAAAAAGTCTACGGCCCCGCCTCGGTCGACTGGTATCAAGGGCGGCAGCCCGAATACCTCACGATGTCCCGACGTCCGGGCATCGGCTCCAACTTCTTCGACAAGTATCACTCAGAGATCTATCAACGCGACAGCTGCCTCATCGAGGGCCGTCAAGTCAAACCTCCCAAGTACTACGACAACAAGCTCGAAAAAATCGATCAGGACCTGTTTCTATCTATCAAGGACAAAAGGAAGCTGGCGTCCTCAAGCAACGCGAACAACAAGCCAGCGCGCCTCCGTGTACGTGAGAGAAACGCAACCCATCGCCTCAAAACCTACTCTGAAAGGAAAACCCTGTGACCTACCTGGTCTTCACCATTCTCGACAACAAGTCCCACCTCTACGGCCCTCCCTTCTACGCCCGGCACACCGGCGAGGCGCTTCGCAACTTCACAGAGCTCGTCAACGACGAGCGCTCCATGCCGTCCCGCTATCCAGCTGACTTCCAGCTGGTGAACATCGCAGAGTTCGACGACGAGGACGGCACCTTCACTCCCATCAAGCCTGTCTTCCTGGGCTCGGGCGATCAGTACCAGAAGCCCACGGCCCAGCTGTCCCTCCTGGCGGAGGGCCACAAGTGAAATTCTCAGGCTTCATCCGTCGCGTCCTCTCCATCGAGGGACGCAACCCAACCGCTGGTCAGATCAACTTCGCCAACGAAGTGTCGGCGACCTCTCAAGAGTTTCTCGAAGAGGTCAACATCAACACCATCATGTCGCGGTACATCAACCGCGGCATCCTCCCCAGCGGCAACCCTCGTCGCCCCCTCTATGGCGACTTCATGAGCGTCGGAGACTTCATGGAAGCGCAGAATCGCTTCATCACGGCCAGGGAGCAGTTCATGGCTCTTCCGGCCAGTCTCCGTCAGAAGCTCAACAACAATCCCGCTGAGTTCCTTGTCTGGGTCACGGACCCTTCCAACAAGGACGAGGCAACGCGCCTGGGGCTCCTCCAGGCCGCGCAAACCGTCGTGACCGGACCCAACCCCAGCTCGGCCCTGTCGGCGCCCCCTGGGGTCCCTCCAGCTCCTCACAGCGGCACGACAGCCCCCACCCCCTCATAACTTCTTCTTCTCACACCTATACCCAAAGGGGGCGTGCACCAAACCTAGTAGTTCCGACCAATTCCGCCTCTTGATTCCAATTGGTCGGACTGACACCAAACACAGTCCAACCCTCACCCCAAAGCAGTAGGCAACCGTAACTCCTTCATACCCCAAAGGAGCCATGCCACATGAGCGACTTCACCTTCTCTCAGGTCCCCCGCGCAGACATCCCCCGAAGCACCTTCAACCGCTCGCACGGTCACAAGACTACCTTCGACTCAGGGCTCCTCGTCCCGATCTTCGTCGACGAGGCCCTTCCCGGTGACACCTTCAAGGTGTCCGCGTCCATGTTCGCTCGGCTGGCCACGCCCCTCTTCCCGATCATGGACAACCTCCACCTCGACGTCTTCTTCTTCGCCGTTCCCAACCGCCTGGTCTGGAGCAACTGGCAGAAGTTCTGTGGCGAAGAGGAAGTCCCCGGCGACCAGGTCGACGGCACCGACTACGAGGTCCCCTACATCGAGGCCTCGGCTTCCGGCTTCGCCGTCAACTCCGTCTTCGACTACATGGGAATCCCTCCGGGCGTTCCCAACCTCCAGGTCTCCGCTCTTCAGCTGCGGGCCTACAACCTGATCTGGAACGAATGGTTCCGCGATCAGAACCTCATGACCAAGGCCCCTGTCTCCACCGGCGACGGCCCCGACACCCTCGCCAACTACAACCTCTTCAGGCGTGGCAAGCGCCACGACTACTTCACGAGCGCGCTCCCGTGGCCCCAGAAGGGCCCGGCAACGGAAGTGCCGCTCGGCGGCAACATCCCGGTCTCCATCTCGGGAGATGGAAGCGCTCCAACCTTCAAGGGCAGCAACACCAACATCTTCGTGGGCCAGCCTCTGCAGCTGACCTACGATGGTTCATCGGGGCTCAAGAACATCCAGATGAACACCAACGCCTCTGGCGAGCCCGGCTACACCGACAATCCCAAGTGGGACAACCCTCACCTGGCCGGCGTCGGGGACCTCTCGGCAGCAACCGCCGTCACCATCAACAAGCTGCGCGAGGCCTTCCAGATTCAGAAGCTCCTCGAGCGGGACGCCCGCGGCGGTACCCGCTACGTCGAAATCCTCAAGTCTCACTTCGGCGTCACCTCTCCGGACGCTCGGCTCCAGCGCCCGGAGTACCTCGGCGGGGGCTCGATCCCCGTCATCATCAACCCAATCGCGCAGACGAGCGCCTCCGTCACTGACTCGCCTCAGGGCAACCTCGCCGCCTTCGGCCAGGCCAACGGGAGCTCGGGCTTCTCCAAGTCCTTCGTCGAGCACTCCATCATCATCGGCCTGATCTGCGCTCGCGCGGATCTCAGCTACCAGCAGGGACTCCACCGGATGTGGTCCCGGCGCACGCGCTTCGACTTCTACTGGCCCGCCTTCGCTCACCTCGGGGAGCAGGCCATCTACAACAAGGAAATCTACGCTCAGGCGCCCACGGTGCTGGACCCGGCCACCAACCTCCCCATCAACGACTCGGCCTTCGGCTACCAGGAGCGCTGGGCGGAATATCGCTACTTCCCGTCCAAGATTACCGGCAAGTTCCGGTCTGGTATCGAGGGCGGCTCCCTGGACGCGTGGCACCTGGCGCAAGAGTTCACCTCCCTGCCCACGCTCTCCAACACCTTCATCGCGGAGCAGCCCCCCATCGACCGGATCATCGCGGTCCAGACGGAACCGCAGTTCCTGTTCGACTCTCACTTCCGCG